GTTCTTAGTCCTAAGTATATGTTCTATATTGATAGTTACATACTTGCAGACAAGGGGAAATGTAAAAACAGACAGATATGGATTAATAGAGACTTATCTAAACATGGAGACACATCTCTACTCCTAAACAATGTTCATTACAAACCTTCTTTTGAATATCAAGAAACATTCAACTTTGTATCTTCTGATGAGATAAGCATATTTACAGATGGTACGTTTACACCAACTAAACTCTATCTTGCTTACATGAGATATCCTGTTTACATTGATAAAACAGGATATATAAAGTTTGATGGTACACCTTCTGTAGACCAAAATTGCGAACTTGAGACATATTTAGAGGATGAACTTCTAGATTTAACAGTCCAAAACCTTGCAATGTACACTGAGAATCAATCTGCTGTACAAACAGCAGCATATAGAATTCAAACAAACGAATAGGTTTTTTCACAATTTAAAATAAAACAAAATGGCTGATTTTTCATTAACTACGCTCTTCGTAGTTCCAGTAGGGCAATCTTCGTTCCCTAGCTCTGGCTCTACGCAAGACCTCACAGCTGGCCAAGTTGGTATCTTTGATAACAATTACGCAGCTACGCTCACTCCTGGGAGTGCTCCTTATTTTTACATTGCTCAAGGTAGAGTGAACACTTATTTGCAAGGTTCTAAACGTTCAGACAAAATTGCTGGATGTGGTGAAAGTGCTGCTTGTAAGTCTAATGTTACTGAGTGGTACACTGTAACAGGATGTCCTACTGCTGCAACACAGGTTACTGATGTTAGTGGTTGGAATGTAAAGTGTGGTGATATTGTCACTTTAACACTTCGTGCACATTCTTCTTACATTGACACTCTGTATTTCAATGGTTTCACTCGTAGTGTAACTGTTCAAGCTCCTTGTTGCGATTGTGGTGGTGATCCTTGTGACACTGTTGATGTTCCTGCTTTGATTGATGCTTTCATTCTGAAGCTTCAGCAAAAAGGTCCTGGTATCAACCCTGACAACATTAGCTTTAGCACTTTCTATCAATTCCAAAGAATTGGTAACGATGCTAGTGCTATTCTTCGCATCTCTGGTAAGCCTCTCACTAAGTATGGCCAGCCTTGTGATGTAGCAGCATTTCCTTTTGAATATGACAGAATGTACTTCCGTACTTTCGTTTATTCTGGTCCTGCTACCACTGCTGACTTTATCGTGGCTGACAATTGTAACATCGTTGCTACAGCAACTATTACACAACGTGCTTCCTATCCTGTAGGTACTTCTGATGAAATCATCCAACTTGAAAAGAACTACTATTCTTACCAAGCTGGTTATCTGAAGCACCTCTACAGAATGGTGGGTTACAATGAGAACTTCGAAAGCTGGGTGAGTGCTGGTACTACTTATGACACTTATTACATTAAGTTTAATGAGTATGACAAGTCTGCTTACAGCTGGGGTGACTACATTAAAGAAGATAGCATAGTGATCATTGCTGTTCCTCAAGCTGCTTCTTCTGCTCTTCAAGCTATTCTTGAAGATGCATTAGGTGTTCCTGAAGGCGGTAACACTTGTATTACAACTACAAGCACTACTACCACTGTATGGCCTACAACTTCTACTACAACCACTTTGATTCCTTAATGGAGAGGTAGAAAGAAAACCTGATCATATAACCTATGCCAGAGGTGAGAGGATTAAAACTCAATCCTCTGGCATATTTATTTAGAAAACATGCCAGACTTAAAATTAGACATACTAGTTATACCCACTTATAATGTAGAGGTGCTAGGTATTGCTGATGCATCCACATATCCTGTTTCCCCTCCCGTTTCTTCTCCAACAATTGAAATAACAATCCCTGGTTTTGGTAAAGTGGCTCTTCCTTTTGAAACAAATGAACTTAACTTGTTCACTTCCACTTCATTAGGACTGACAGATGTAGGAGATCCTCTATTACCACTTCCTGATGGGGTGTATTATTTGAAATATTCTGTTGCTCCTGCCTATTTGAATAATGTTGAAAGAACCATTATTAGAACAGATAAGCTTCAAGAGAAGTTTGATGAGGCTTTCATGAAGTTGGACATGATGGAGTGTGATAGGGCTATAAGAACACAACAGAAAGTGGACTTGAACAGCATTTATTTCTTTATACAAGGAGCTATTGCAGCAGCAAATAATTGTGCTGTGGCTGAGGCTAACAAATTGTATGCTCAAGCAGACAAGATGTTAAATAATTTTATGAAGAATGGATGTCAGTGTTCTGGCACAAACTATGTAACCAACTTTTACTAATATGGCACAGTGTAAACAATGTGGAGCTAAATTTGGCTGTGGATGTCAATTAATTAACGGACTTTGTGCAGCATGTCATTCTATTGCTCAACAAGGAACAAAAAGATTTAAAAATGCTATTACCAAGACTTACAGACTGTGTAAACTGTTCTAGCATTCCTGTCCTTCTTACAGATATAGATTGTAAGTTGACAGAGCTTGCTAAGGATTTGTATAATAACACTGTTTTTATATTAAACAGAAAAATAGAATCAGAACTAACACTTGATCTGTTAAACTACAAGAGAATTTTACAATACAAACTTTGTAATCCTGATTATGCTAGCAGGTACACAGTTGAACAAATTGCTAGCAGAGTTAAATTATTAATACATAAATAAAATATAAAATGGGTTGCTCAAATTGCTTTAATGGGTGTGCAGAAATCGTTTCTGATCAATGTGTTAAATATACAGGAATTGATGTTCCTGTTCTTGGGATACAAAAGGGAGATAGTCTTTCTTATGTAGAACAAGCATTGATTGAGTTTTTAACATCAACTCTTGATGGAACAGGTATTAAGATTGACATACCTTCTGGAATCATTTGTGAACTAGTACAACAATATCTTCCAGATTGTGGAGACATCACTGTTGTAGATTTAATTACAGCCCTCATAAAAGCTGCTTGTGATCTTCAAGAACAAGTGGATGCTGTTGTTGCTGATGTAGCTACAATAGAAGCTAATTATGATGTAGAGTGTCTTTCAGGTGTTACATCAACTTCTGGAACACATGCTATTCTTCAAGCTGTCATTTCAAAAGTTTGTGATTTAGAGGTGGATTTAGCAGCTCTTGCTCTGGATGTAGATACAAATTATGTAAAGCTTTCTGAGCTAAACTCTTTATACAGTGGTAGAATACTATGGACCTCTTAGTAATTTTGATGGTAGTGGTGTAGGTATTGCTGCTCTTGGATGGGACAAAATTTATATATGTAATGGACAGGTGGTTGGTTCAGTTGCCACTCCTGATAAACGTGGAAGAATTGCTGTAGGTGCTATACAAGGTGTTCCTGGTGGAGGTCCTTTAGATCCAGTGGTAACTCCTGGAGGATTTAATCCAAATTATGCTTTATACGGAACAGCTGGAAGTAACTCTATAACATTAACTACAGCACAACTTGCTTCACATACACACACAGCAACTTCAGCAGTAACAGATCCTGGTCATGATCATTTTACAGTTTCTCTTCCAGAACTTGATGATACACTGTCTGCAAGTAATTCTATACAACAGGTGTGGTCAGATGCTGGTAATCTAGGATATGCTTTAAAAGGATCTACTCCTCCAACAGTAGGGTTAACTAGTTCTGATTCTACAGGAATTACTGTAGCCACTACAAATGCTACTGCAGGAAGTGGAGATGCTCATGACAATAAGCCTCCTGTTCTTGCTTGTTACTACATTATGTACATTCCTTAACAAACTAAATCTAAATAAATGTCTTGTCATCCTGGAACTCCTTGTTATAACGGAGGTACAACTGTCTATCCTAAACATTGTGGAGTAGACCCCTGTTATGTATATAAAACAAATACAGATAACACTTTTTACAATGGAGGAAATCTCCCTTGTACAGGAGTGAATACGTGTGATTCTCTAACTACAGTTTTACAGAAAATAGATGATAAACTTTGTCCAACTAATCTTGCAACAGCAATTTTGAATGTTATATTGAACAATCCTGGACTATTGAACCAGTTTTGTACAGTGGTTTCAAACTGTGAACCAACTACTACTACTACTACCACTACACAATCTCCTAGTGTTGTTAGGATTCTACCTACGAACTCAAATGGCTATTTTGGTGTTATTATAGAAAGGCTTTCTGGACAGAACCCTGATGATTTGGTTTTTGCTTTTCAAGTTGATAGATGTACATCAACAAATTGTACAACATCTTGTCAATCATATTCATATAGTGTAACACTTTATGCAGATGACGTTTCTGAATTTGGAGGTGCTACTTTTGAAAACTTATCTTATTTAAGTGGAAAAGTTTCAGGAACAGTAACAGTTAATGGTATTTTAATCACAACCTCTCCTCAAACTATTACTGTTGGTACAAATACATATATTATAGAAGGTTATAATATATGTACAGATATTTCATAAATTAAAAATCCCTGTTTTGTTGGTTTTACAGGAACTTTTCCCCTAATATTTCTATATTGGGGGTTTTTTGTTTAATTTCTAACTAAATTGATTATTGTATATAATCTTCTTAGTTAAAATAATTTGGTAAATCTGAAATAAATTATTACCTTTAGGCCAATTTAACCAAAATGTTCCTATATGCAGGAAAACAACCATCTGTTACTTCAGCTTGAACAAATGTTAAGCTGGAAAAAAAGTAAAAACTTTTATGCAAAAAAGCTGAATATTACAGAACAAGAGGTTGAAGAACTGATTAGAGAATTAAAACAGAAGGAAGTTGTAACAAATGATGCTGAAACAGCAGCTTATATTGGGGCTCTTGAGGAACGTGTACTAGAGGTGAATAATGAAAAGGGTACATTGAAAAGCACAATAAACTGTGATTTTGAACCAAAATCAGATGTAGAGCTTGCTGAATTACATAAGATTGACACCTTACGTTACAAGATATCTAACTACTGGTCTAAGCTGAAAGGGAATGGTCAATTTACATCTTCTGTATTTGCCACTCTCAGGAAACCAAGTGACTACACAGCTGAGGATTTTGCAAGGTTTCTAGAAGACTACACTCCTAAAAAGGTTGAAGTTGCTCATGTCCTTGATATAGATGGTCCTAAAAAAGACAAGGTTGATGTAGAGATTTCTATAGCTGACTTTCATTTAGCTAAGAAAAATCTAGAAGGGGAATCAATTTCTACAAAGAAAGAACAGTTCATGTCTGTCCTTAGAGATCTGACAACCAAGGTATTGTCTTGTTATGAGATTGGAACAGTGGTATTTCCAATTTCTAATGACTTTTTCCATACAGACAACTATCAAAATCAAACCACTAATGGAACACCTCAAGATGTTCTAGTGAGTTATGATAATGAGTATGAAGAAGGATTTGAT